CCCTGAACTCGGTAACCGAAGCCAGCAGCACGTACTATACGAGAGAGTCTAGGCTCCCAAACCCCCGACAGCCTCCGAACTAGCTCAACCATAACAGGCAAATGAAATTTGCCTAAGGCGAACTCTAGTAAGGAGACCGGTGAAGTGTCCTTCCCTTTAAGGAAGAACCGTTTGGCGAATTCACAGGACCCTCGACCAATTAAGGTCTTAGGCCCTGAAAGTCGGACCCCTAGACCCTTCATAATAGCCCTGTACTGCCTAGCGACTTCGCGGTTTGCTATCACCACGTCATCACCTAGGATTGCATAAGCCTCAAACCACCCTCGTTTTCCTGCCTCATTCGCAGCATATTGAACAATCAAATGATGCACCAAGGCCAACATCGCCCAAGAACTATAAGCCCCCATAGGCTGACCTACTTCATACCTTACCGCACCACTCCGAGAAAGACCATCTTGAACCCTAATATGTTCAAAATGTTCTCCTTCTAAAGAGTAGTGATAATCCCTACCACGAAGCAAATCACCCCATAAAGAGCCCATCTCCCCTGGGAGAAGCTGGTTCAATAGAGCTACTTGCACCTCCCATGGCACTCGATCGGTAGCTGCTGTCAAATCAAAAGAATAACAAACCTCAGAGGGAAATCTTTCCATTAGAGCTCTTACAGGAGCTAACTGATCGAAAGTACCATCTTGAGGTATCCTTTTTAATATTGAAAACAGCCACCGATGGAGCGGATACAGAACAATCTGTGTCCAATAGTCTACCATAGCAAACACCCTTACTTTGCCTGGCTCTTCCTTAATCCCAAGCTTACCCAACCGCCCCCCCTCCCCGGTTAGAGGTCTTTCAGACCGTCTAGGATGTTCCTTCCACAAAAGGAAGATTTCATCCGCCTCCGAAGCTAAACGCTTCAGAGTCGCCAACACAGGGAGAGAGTCAACCTTCTCTAACCATAATGCTAATACCCCCATCAATGGATTTTTAGTCCATATCAAGGCGTCGTACCAACACATACC